TAGTGATTGTGATACTCTTGACAAATTAAAAGCATTGTTTGTTACAGAATATAATGAAGATAGATCAGTTAAGACTAAAGCTACAATGGACACATTACCAGAAGATAAAGATATTGAGGATTATAAAAGATGATGATTACTAAAAATCTTATTCAATTTGGTAATCTTTTAATTAAGATACCTAAAACTATGAAGGGTGTATGGGATAAATCTGAAAACAGATGGGGTTACAAAAAAAATGGACACTAGAACTATCCATGATGTAGCCGCTGAAATGGAAGCACACGAAAGAGAATGTGCTGTGTATAGAGATATGACAAAAATGCAATTAGAAAAATTAGAAGGTAGAATAAAAAGACTTGAGATGTTAATTATGGCATCTACAATATCTACAGCATCTTTAATATTAGTAATTGTAATGAAAGCAATATGAGAAAAGAACATAAAAGTAAAACAGGTGGATTAACAGCAGCAGGTAGAAAATATTTTAAACGCAAAGAAGGTGCTAATTTAAAACCTCCTGTTAAAAAAGGAACTAATCCTAGACGAGTTAGTTTTGCTGCTCGGTTTGCAGGGATGAAAGGTCCTATGAAGGATAATAAAGGTAGACCCACTAGAAAAGCATTAGCACTTAAAAAATGGGGATTTGGTAGTGTAGCAGCAGCAAAAAATTTTGCAGCACGACATAAGAAAAAAAAGTGAGGGGTAATGTTAATAGATCCAATTACAGCATTTGCAGCAACTAAGTCTGCAATAAGTTTAATACAACAAGGTATAAAAGTAGGTAAAGACTTAACTGATCTTGCTAGCCCTATTATGAAATGGGCAGATGCAGAAGCTCATATAGATACACATTCTAGTAATAAAGGTAAAAGTATGTTTGGTAAGTTTAGTAGTATAGAACAAAATGCTATAGCTGCTCATTTACGAAAGATGGAAATAGAAAAAATGCGAAAAGAATTAAGAGAAATATTTTTATTATATGCACCAGATGGGTTGGTTCAATGGGAATCATTGCAAAAAGAAATAGCTAGACAAAGAAAGATACATAAAGATGCTATTAAAAAGCAAATAGAAGCTCGTAGGCAACGATTAAACACTTTAATATGGATTATTGCTATTGTAGGTGTTATTGGTTTTCTAGCCTTAGAATTTTATATTTTATTATACTAGTTTTTTAGTCCACCTACCTCTAGCATTTAACATCATAGGTAATAATCTTGGAACTCCATCTATAATTATACCACAACCTACAATAAATCGTGTTTTAAAGTTTTTAGCATAACCAAATGCCATACTTTTTTGGTTTATTAAACAACCTACATTCATAGCAAAGTATAGATTATCTGGATTTGCCCACCATTGTATAAGAAACTTAGTATGATAGTGCCCTTGTACTGATGACATACCCATAGTTTGTGATACTTTAAGAACATCTGTTGCTCTACCATGTGTAAAAAAACATTTTTGTTTATTAGACATTTCTAGTGTAAGATCATCTGTCCATTCCCATTTTTTTGTGCCAAGAAAATCACCATAATTTTTAAGAAATTCTTTGCTCATTCCATATTTTAATGCTCTGCGATAAACCATACTAGAGTGATTACTTTCTACTTCAATCATATTAGGGAATACAGATTCTAATTCTTTAATATATTCTTTTGCAAGTCGTAATTCATCGCCTGCTGATGGTAAGTCTGGATTGTGAGAGTGCATACTAATTGCATGGAAATCTAGTAGATCACCAATGTTAACAATAAAGTCTGGTTTGTATTGTTTTTTAATTTCTTTAAGAAATGCAAAACTATCTTTATGATGATAGGGTATATGCATATCACTAATAACTAGTATTCTTTTATACATTTTATTTACCTAAGTTATCCACAGGTTAAAAGTACCATATTTTAGGGATTATGCAAGACTTTGCATGATTTCAGCTAGGTGTTCTGCTCTGTTTTTAGTTTGTTTTGCCCATTTAGAATCTAACATTTGTGCAGATGCTTCGGCATAATCTTGATTTTCTAATGCTGTCCACATTTTTTTAAATTTACTTACTCCACCCATACCTAATTGAAAAACCATTTCAACTATAATTTCGGCTGCTTTGTTTTTAATGATAGTGTTTCCAATTAATTTTTCTGCTTGGTTTACAGCTTCATTAAAATCACCCTCAAAAACATCATTAAGGTATTGTATATCATAGGTTTTTCCATCAATCCATTCTTCATCATCTGTACATAAGTGTCCATATCCTATAGTTCTTTTGCCTAATGTATCTTTGTACACAGTATCACAGAACCCTTCATGGGTTTTGATTCTTTCTTTAAGTTCTTCTAAATTGTCAAACATTATTTTTTTATTTTAGCTATGCTTTTTAGCCCAAATGATCCTGCAATCGAAGCTAAAATTCCGTATGATATCCAATCTGGACAATCGTTTTTAAGAAACAAAAATCCTTGTTGCATATAGGGTTGAAATGCTGGTATGAAGCTGGCAAATATTATAAAAATAAAAGTTAGAGTCCATGCTTCGTCTTTCCATGAATTATCAGATGCTGACATAGCTTTATCTTCCCATGTACCATCTGCTTCTATTTGTTTTTTTGTTGCTTGAAGTTTAGTAAGTTCTACTTGGGTTTTTAATTTTGCTTTTTCTTGCTTACCCTTGATGTATGTTCCAACTAAATTAGCAACAGGTGCTATTAATGCTTGAAACATCTACCAAACATTCAAAAGAATTATTATTAGTAATGCAAGAACTACCCATTCATACATAGTCAATGCTAGGTTTTCCCATTGTTCTTTTATTTTATCCCACATAACAACAATGTTAGGGGGATTTATGGATTATGCAAGTGTATTTAAGTTAACTAAAATAAGGTGTCATTGAAGTGTTTACACCATTTATTTACTCTGCAATAGTTGGCACATCTTATATCTTCACCTGCTCTATGCACTATTAAACAACCTTTACCTTCTTGCATATTGTTTTCAGTAAGATATTGTTTTGCTTTTTCTAGTGTAGGTAATACTCTTAGTGCAGATTTTCTACCATTTTTCATAATTGCAAAGCTATCTTCTTTTCTCCATCTTTCTTTAGGTGTACATATATCTGGTTCTGTTATTTCTGATTGTTGGTGTAGTTTTATTCTTTCCTTAATAAAATGTTCTTGTTCTTCTTCTGACCATAACCTAATAGGGATCTTTACTACTTGTGCTTGGGGGTAATTATCTGATTTACTAGCTTGTAGTTTAGACCAATCTCTTAATATAGCTATAATATATAATTTATTTATATTTATGTTGACTTTATCTGGATTTTTTCTAACTAAAAAGTCTAATATATTTAACTGTTCTTCCCATTCATCTTTACCATTTTGTAGGGCATCTAAGGCAGACCAAGCTGAAGTAACTTTAAAATCTATTAGTTCCCCATCACTTGTTATATAATCAAATTGACCAGATAATGTCCAATTATTAGTAGTGGCTATATCTTTATAAAACAATCTGATTTCTGATAAATCGTTTTCTGTTTCTGCTCTTTCTATTATATGATGTACTGATTGTCCAATCAATGACCATATTCTATCTGACACATCTTCTTCTATTTCATCTTTATGCTTTATTTCTAACGACCTAATTAAAGGGGGTGCTATTAAACGTGTTGTAGATATATCTGATCCAGAGGGGTCATAAGGATCATTCTCTACTGCACGTTTAATAGCTAGGGGAAGGTTCATTTTATTAGTTAAATTCATTATTATATATCCTTTTATCTATCTTAAAGTTTTTTATTCTAGTGCATTTAATAGCAACAATGTTTATTGAAGTGTTATCAAATTGTTTTTTTATATCATAAAACAAACTATCATTACACTTGGATTGTAATGGCATAGCATATTTAACCCACAGTTTATCTTGATACTCAAACCAAAGAGTTATGACAAATATTTTAAACATCTAAAAACTTGTAATATTTTCTATATTTTTCTGGAACAAGAACACTTCTACCCTTATGATCCTTGATAACTGTTCCTTTAAGGTCAATTAAATATCCATCTTTGTTATAAAACTCTATCATGCCATCATTAAAATGGTACTGTGTCATCTGGGTCAATATCATTTTCTCCATGTTCTTTTGCATTGCTTTGATCTTGTCCTTCAAGTTCCTTA